ATGAAGACAGCCGCCAAGCCCCTCCCGAGGCCCTCTTTCGGGTCGATCGAGACCCGCCACGGGGCGACCATGACGACCTACCGGGCCGTCTATCGGCTCGCGGGGAAGAAGCAGGCGCAGACCTTCGACACCTACCAAGAGGCGTTCGACCACTTGGAGGAACAGGCCATCGGCATCCGGCGCGGAGGACGCGCTAGGGACCTGTCCAAGCCGCGCACGCCGTTCGCTGAGGTCGCTGCCGCCTGGCTCGACCTTCGGCCTGCGGAGCCCCGCTCCAGCCGCGCCCGGGAGCGTGCTGCGTTGAACGCGTTCAACCGGACGTTTGGCGCTACCCCGATCGGGGACATCACCCGGCAGCAGGTGCAGCGGTGGATCAACGAGAGCGCCCTGAGCCCGAAGACGATCGCGGACTACCTGCAAGTGATCGGGCAGGTGTGCAGAGAGGCCGCGCTCGATGACTACTTGCCGAAGGGATCACCGATCGGCAAGGGCCTTCACCGGCTCCCGACCGTTGAGCGGCGGATCAGGTTCCTCTCCGACAAGGACGTTGACCGACTGCTGAAGCGGTGCCGAAAGCAGGTCCCCGCGCATCTTGCCCTGATCCACGTGGCAGCCCACACCGGCCTTCGCCAGGGTGAACTCCTCGCCCTGACACGGAAGGACTACGACGGGAAGCGGCTCCTGGTGAGCAAGTCGCTGGCGAAGGCCGACCGGGCGGTCAAGGGCACAAAGACCAACAAGTCCCGCAAGGTCGCTCTGACGGGCTGCTGCCAAGAGGTGCTAGACGCTCACCTTGCCGGACACGACTACGAACTGATCTTCTGCGGTCGCGGTGGGCAGCCCTTGGGAGCCGACAACTGGCGTCACCGGGTGTGGCTGCCGCTGACCAACACCAAGCGATTCAAGGGCCTTCACTTTCACGATTTGAGGCACTCGCACTGTTCGAGCCTGCTGGCTGCCGGGTGGGATGTCTCAGTGGTCGCGGAGCGGCTCGGACACGCCTCGGTGAAGATGACGCTTGATGTGTACGGGCACGTCGCCAGCGGGCGTCAGGAGGCCCTCCTGGAGGCCCGAGGCATCAGGGCGAAGATCTGAGCCGCTCCGGAGGCTGACAGGTGTCAGGAACTCAGCGACCGAGCCGAGCATGACAGTTGTCAACCCGATCTGTGATGGACGGTCTGCTCCGCCGTACGTGACGTGTGAGCGTGACTCTGACGAACTACGTGCGGGACCACGGTCCGGACACCGGGCCTGAGAAGTGGGTCCTGTGGGCGATTGCCAGTCGCCACAAGGAGAAGGCCCCAGAGGAGGGCGCGTTCGTCACGATCTCGACTCTGAGGAAGGACACGACGCTAGGGGAGCGAACTATCCGGCGAGCGCTCCGACGCCTTGAGGCAGAGGGCTGGCTCACCACGATGAAGAGGAAAGGTCGCTCATCTGTCTACAGAGTCAACCCCGGCCACAGTGGCCCCCCTGCCGCAGAGACACCCCGGCCAGGGACGACACCTACCCCGGCCACACAGGCCCCCTCCCCGGCCACAGTGGCCGGGGACCCCGGCCACAGTGGCCCCCATAACAAGAGAGATAACAAGGTACGAAACAAGAAGAGCAACAAGGGCGCTGGATCTTCACTTTTAGATTCTCAAGATGTAGCCCTGGACATCCCCGCGAGCCCGGAGGGCGAGCAGGGTGTCAGTGCTTCGGAGAGTCCTAGCCGTACGTATGACATGAGGATTACCACTGACGCGCCGGAGGCGCGTGGCCGGTCGGGCCGGGGAGTTTTCGGTCAGGGCTCTTTGGAGGATGTTGTGGAGAGGCGCGCCCACGCCGCCGAGGCCGCTTCGCGGCTGGCTGCGGATCGGGCAGAGCGGAACGCGGCGCAGGAGTCCTATGCCGCCAAGGCCGCTTCGCGGCTGGAGCGAGTCAGGAACGAGGGACTCTCCGACGAGCAGGCTCTGCACTTGCTGGAGGGGCTAGTCCTCTGATTCGTCCAACGCGTCTCGCCGGGCTGGCCGTACGTGGGCCAGAGGAGCACTTGCTCCAACTTGAGGAGGAGACATGGACGACCACAACAACCCTGACCAGATCCGCGCCGAGCAGGTCGAGGACGAGCTGGCCCTGCTGATCGTTTACGTGTCGCAGCTCGTCTCGGTCGAGACGCTGGGCGAGCTGCTGGACCTGGAGCCGGGTGAGGCTGAGGAGCGCATCGCTGCGGGTCAGGGGCGCGTGCTGGGGATGTCTTCGGAGCGCCTGGCTGCGATCACCGCAGCAATTGGGGAGCCTGACGAGTGATCTTGCCTGAGCAGCTCGTTGCGGACCACGAGCTGACCGACGCCGAGATCGTGGAGCGCTTCGGCAAGCTCTTCGCGGAGGCGGAGCGGGTGTTCGCTGAGGACCCGTCATACGTCGTGCGAATCGCTGAGGTCGCTGCTCGACAGAGGGAACGGCGTGCTTCCCATCGGCGCGACCCCGGTCGGACTGCAGCCGCCACGGCCGCGAGCGCGGAGAACCGGGCAGCGGCGCGGGAGGCGCGGGAGGCGGAGATCCTTGCGCTCCGTGCGCAAGGACTGACCACTGCGCAGATCGCGGAGGCGATGGGGCTCGCGCCCTCCACGGTCGGCGGCTACCTCCGGCGAGCGCCGGAGGTGCGCAGCGAGCGGGAGCGTGCTCCGAAGCGGGTCGCGAAGCCCAGCACCACAAGTACCGACCGGACCGCAGCCGCCCGCGCGGTCGTGCTCGCGAATCGTGCGGATGTGCGGGCTGCACGGATTGAGGAGATCGCCCGGCTGCGGCGTGAGGGTAGGACGCTGGACGAGATCGCATCGGAGACCGGGCTCGCGCCCTCCACGGTCGGCGGCTACCTGTACTCAAGGCGCGCTCCTGCGGTGCTTGCGCAAGAGCGCAGCGAGCGGGAGGCGCAGCGGGCCGCGCGGGATGAGCGGATCGTGCGACTCCGATCTTTCGGGCTCACTCACCGAGAGATCGCGGCAGAGGTCGGGCTCGGAGAGACGCGCGTGAAAACGATCCTCAGGGGTGCCGGGGCGGGTGATGGCCGAGTGCGATCCGCAAAGTGGGATCGGCGGGACGCTCAGATCAAGGATCTCAGCGAGAAGGGACTGTCCGGTGTTGAGATTGGCCGGATGCTCGGGCTCTCGAAAGGGACAGTAAGCCTGCGGCTAAAGGCGATCCGCGAGGCCGATACTCCGCCATGTGATCCGGGGAATGTTGAAGCATCGAGCGACGGTACGGAGACCGATCTCCGCCGTGGTGGCGGGCGTGGCAACGACTTCGTGGACGACCGTGAGGGCTGATATGCCGTGCCTGCTGGACGCCGGGACTGCGAGCCTGCCGGAGCCGACCTACACGAGTGAGCAGCAGCGGACGCTAGACCGATCGGCAACTCTGTTGACCCTGCCGAGTGCTGATGTGCGGCCCGGGGATCGGCTGACGATGACGCGCGGTGCGACCGGCACGTTTCTGGTGAAGCCAGACCCGGCGAGCGTGGCGACGTTGCTCGGCCCGCACCACAAAGAGTTCCGAGTGGAGGAGACGCCGTGACTCTGCCGGTGATCGCGGAGGCGGCGCAGCGCATCCGGGTGGCGTTGCCAAGCGTCGCGACGTATGACGGCCCCTGTCCAGATCGGATCGACGGCACGGGCACGTCAGTGATTGAAGTCTTCTACGGCGGAACGTGGGGTCCGACACCCAACAATGCCCGTCACAGCATCGTCCACGTGAACATCCTCAGCGACCGTACACGTGACGTGCAGGGGCTGCCGACCCGGGACGATGCGGATGCTAGGTGCTGGTCGTTGTGGGAGGTCGTGGACGCGTTGTTCAACGATGCGGGTCACGAGTGGGAGAGCGTGCATTCCTCGCGACGTGAGTCAGGTCCGGCGTTGACGCTGATCCCGAACGGTGACCGCTCGGTGATGTTGACCGCGCGCTACGAAATCTCGCATAACTGAGGCCCCGGGCCGCGACCCCGAAGGTTCCGATACTCCGCGCATGGCGGAGAGACACCCGGACGACGCCGCGCTCTTGGCGCTCGCGTTCGTGGAGAGCCTGGTCACCGAGGACGGTGGGCAGGCGCAGGCGATCGCGCAGACGACCACGCCGAGCGAGTGGGGTCAGATGTTCCAAACGTCCTCGATGATCTTGGCTGCACTGCTGGAGGCGCAGCACGGTGTCGTGGGGGCAGTCGAACGCATCCACTCGTGGCGCGACATGTACCTGAGCGAGGCGGCGTCGTGAGGAAGCCGTGCCTGGACTGCGGAGAAGTCAGCGAGGGCAGTCGCTGCGAGGAGTGTGCTGCTCAGTTCGAGCAAGTGACTCGCCGCATTTCGCGCCGTGGTGAGGACGCGACCCGGGATCGGCTGAGCCCACGTGAACGCGGCTACGACACGGAGTGGCGCAAGCTCAGCGCGCGGGCTCGCAGACTCCAGCCTTTCTGTAGCGACTGCTTCGCAATCGAGGATCTGACCGCCGATCACCTGCCGAGCGCGTGGGTACGCAAGGCGCAGGGCAAGCCGCTCCGCTTGCGAGATGTGGTCGTGCTGTGCCGTGAGTGCAACTCGGGCAAGGGCTCGACTCGTCCGGGATCGGAGCGTGCGGCGTGAGAGGGCGCAGAGATAGAGCCCTGGAGAGCTGGCAGTCCGAGCTGTCCGACTTTCGCGACGAGTTCCCCGAGCGGCTGCGTCGAAACATGGATGCGGCGATGGATGACTTCACCGAGGCGCTACGCGAGTCCATGCCGGTGCGCACTGGTGCGCTGAAGGCTTCGGGCTCGTGGGAGTCCGACTTGCTGCCTGGCGTCTATGACGCTGCTGCCACGTTCGGCGGTCCGGCTGCGCCTTATGCGCCCTACGTGATCGGGCGATTCGTAGACGGAGAGCACGGCTGGGATGACGTGCTACCTGCTTTCGAGCCGCTGTTCGACGCGGCTATCGGCGCTGCTCTGCGCGGCGAGGACTTCTAGGCCCTGGGGGGTTGCCCCTCCGGTAAGGGGTCTGCACCCGGAGGGGGTTAGGGCTGCGGCGAGATTGATTTTCTGAGAGGGGGCGTGCCAGTGGCTGGCGGTAACACTGCGGTGTATCACGGTCTGAAGCCGGGGCCGAAAGCGCCTGCCTTGCTCGACCCGATCGACCTCTCGGAGGCTCCGCCGCGCGGGTATCGGCGGCTGCTGTGGTTCGCGGATAGATATCTTGTGGTGCCTTCGGGGAAGGGTGCGCTGGAGCCCTTTCGGTTTGCGAAGTACCAGAAGGACATCTTTCGGGGTCTGCTGCCGCAGCGTGGGAAGCGTCCGACGCAGGGTCTGGTGTCGTTCCCTCGCGGTAACGCGAAGTCCACGACGGCGGCGGTGCTCGCGGCCTATTTCTTGTTTGCTGATGATCGGCAATCGACCAACGTTCTGTGCGTTGCGAAGGATCTCCGTCAGGCCGGGATCGTGTGGAACAAGGTTCGCCGGATGATCGAGTTGAACCCCGAGCTGTTGGCGCGGACGAAGATCCACGCCGACCGGCTGATGGTCCCGGGCAGCAACTCTCAGTGCATCCCGATGCCTTCTGATGAGGACGCGTTGCAGGGCTGGGAGGGCGTGTTCCTTCTGGATGAGTTGCACGTGGTCACCGAAGCGGTGTGGAACGCCTGTTGCTCTGCTGACGGCAAGGTCCCCGACTCGCTGGTGTTCGCCTTCTCCACGCCCGCGATCCGCGAAGACTCCGTGATGTGGCAGCTCTGCAAGGGCGCTCGCGAGGAGCCCTCAAGAGACTTCTTCTTCACCGAGTTCAGTTCCGACCCGTCCCACCCGATCGACTGCCGCCACTGCGAAGACATAGCAAACCCGGCGATCCGGGCCGGGTTTCTGGAGCGGGCATCGTTCGCGAAGGTCCGCAAGAATCTCCGGGAGTCGGAGTACCGGCGTCTGCGGCTTGGGCAGTGGCTGACCAAGGTCGAGGACTCGTTCGTCTCCGGGGACGACCTCGACGCGATCACCACGGCAGAGACGATCCCGGACGGTGCTCGGGTCACTGTGGGTCTGGATGGTTCGGCCACTGGTGACGCCACAGTGCTCACACTCGCCACGGTTGATGAGATCCCGCTGCTGGACGTGGCGCGGGCGTGGAGCCCAGCCGACGAGCTGGACGAGGGTTACCGGGTGCCGGTGCTGGAGGTTGAGGACACCATCCGCGCCCTGTGCCGCCGCTACGACGTGGCCGAGATCGTGGCCGACCCGTGGCTGTTCGGTCGCTCGCTGGAGTTGTTGGCCGCTGAGGGCTTTCCGGTCGTCCACTTCCCGCAGACCCGCACCCGGATGGGTCCGGCGACCACGGGCCTGTATGAGGCGATCCGGAATCGGCTGGTGGCGATCACCACGAACCCGATGCTGCGTCGGCACCTACTCAACGCGCGGGTGCACGAGACCGCGCAAGGGCCGGTGCTCCGCAAGGACGCAGCGAAGTCGCTGCACAAGATCGACGCGGCGGTGTCTGGCCTCATGGCGTACACCCGGGCCGCGCACCTAGCCAAGCAGCCTGCTCGGCGCAGACGCGTAGTAAGGACCAGAAGATGACCGACCTAGTAGAAACGATGAGCGCCCAGCTCGACACCCGAGAGGCGCAGGTCCTCCAGCGGCTGGCCCGCTACAACGGCGAGACGCAGTTCGTGCTGCTGACCCCGGCGCAGCGCGAGCAGCTCGCAGGCAGGCTCAAGAGTCTGAGTATCAACTACTGCGGGCTCGCCATTGACTTGCTCGCGGAGCGGCTGAGGCTGACCGGCTTCAACGTCAACGGCGCACCCGACCTGGATCTGTGGGCGCGCTGGGAGGACTTCGGCGGACCCGATCTCGCTCAACAGGTACAGCGCGACGCGCTCGCGGCTGGGCAAGGCTTCGCGAGCGTCTGGGCTGACGAGTGGGGCGAGCCGATCGCGCTCCCAGAGTCCCCGACGCACTGTTTGGTGCGCCGTGACCCGGTGACCCGCCGCGCCGTGGTCGGCTTCAAGCGTTGGCGCGAGGACAGCCGGATGAGAGCGGTCCTCTACACCCCTGACGAGATTCAGATTCTGGAGTCGGCCTCGCACATCCCGGACGGCGGCACGGTACCCGCCAACGGATGGCGCACCGTCAAGACGCAGGGCAACCCTCTCCGCGCGGTGCCGTTGCTGGACCTGACCAACGTCGGGTCAGTTCGGGATGTCTTCGGCGTGAGCGAGCTGGCCGCACTGGCAGACCTCAACGACCTGCTAATCAAGGTGATGTTGGACGCCGCGATCAGCAGCCACGAGTCCGGGACGCCGCGCCGCTGGGCTACCGGCGTGGATGTCGAGGAAGACGACGACGGCAACGCCGTGGACCCCTGGGCCGGAGGCACCACGACCGTGCAAGCCGAGGAGCCCGCCGCAAAGTTCGGCCAGTTCCCCGCCGCAGACCTCGCCGGCTACGACCGGCTAGCCGGGCTGATCGTGCGCCAGATCGGCGCACTGTCCGGGCTGTCTCCGCAGATGCTCGGACTGCACGCGGACTCCGCGATGAGCGCCGACGCGATCCGCGCTGCTGAGGCGTCACTGGTGGCGAAGGCCGAGGCACGGCAACGATCGTTCGGTCGCGCGTGGGCCGCTGTGGCGGCGCTGCTGGTGGCCGTGCGCGACGGCTCCGATCCGCGCCGCGTGAAGGTCACTCCGCTGTGGGCCGACCCCGCGACCCGCTCGGAGGCACAAGCCGCAGACGCCGCCACCAAGTTGCACGCCGAGGGACTGCTATCCCGCGAGGGCACGCTGTCCCGGCTCGGGATGAGCCCCGCTGAGATCGCGGCCGACAGCCGTCGTGTGACCGCTGAGCTTGCCACTCGGGCGGCGCTGTCGTGACCCAGCAGACCCCGCAGGAGCAGCAAGGCAACGCGACCGCGCAGAAGGTGGCCGCACTCCTCGCGCTCTACGCGTCCGGGTCGATTCCAGAGTCTGAGTTCCCGTCTGTGGTCGCGGCTGCCGTGTACCGGGGGAAGGTGCTCGCCAGCCGCGCCGCAGACATCCGGATCTCGACGCTGGCGAACCGTCCGCCGCTGGGCATCGTCCCGGGCGCGCAGCACCTGGACCGACTCACCGAGGCGGCAGAGACGATCCTCACCGAGGACCCTGACGAGCTGCTGGAGCGTCTGGAGCGGCTCGCGGATGCCGAGACCCTGACCAGCAGCCAACTGACCACGCGCGCGGCGATCGAGGGCCAGGGCTTCGCCCACTATCGGGAATCCGTGGCCGAAGACGCCTGCGAGATCTGCCAGCCCCACGCCGACGAGCTGCACCAGTCGGACGAGCTTTGGACTCCCCACCATCCGCGCTGCCGGTGCGAACTCGTACCGGAAACACAAGGAAAGGAAGCGGCGGCATGACCGACAAGCACGAGAACGAGCAGCACGACGAAGAGCAGGAGGAGCAGAGCTTTCCGTTGACCTACGTGCAAGAACTGCGGCAAGAGGCCGCTGAACATCGCACCCGGGCCGCACGGGCGGATACCTACCGCGACGCTCTGCGTGCCGCTGTGCTGGACGCTGCGAGCGCCGGAGCGCTGCGAGAGCCGCTGCCGTGGTCAGACGACTACGACAACCCGGAGACCGGGCTCCCCGACGCGGAGCGCATCGCAGCCGCCGTCGAGGAACTGGCTGCTGCCAAGCCCTGGCTCGCGAAGCCCTCTGGGGACGTGGGCCAGGGGTTCCGCGGCGAGGAGTCCGACACCGTGAATCTTGCGGAAGTGTTGCGGGCCGGAGCGTAGAAGGTCGGTGGGCTAGACAGCGGACGCCTGCCTCACTCAGTTTTCCAAACTGGCCCGTACGTAGGTCGTGAGGGCAGACGACCCTCGCGGAACGGAGGGAAAGCTGTGAGCGTCATCTACACCGACTGGGGTCAGTCGTACCCCGACCTCAACCAGCCGCAGAGCGCGTTCGTGATTCATGCCGAGGAAGAGCGCGCGGGCGAGCAAGTGACGTGGCCGGAGATCCACGCTCGCGCGTGGGAACTCCAGATGGAATACGAGAACTCATGGGAGTACGCGGACTAGCGGCCGATACTCCTCCCGCCGAGCTACTCCTTGGCACCCGCGAAACCCCGGTGAGTTCGGGCAGTCCATGACCCAACTCCCTCACCGGGGTTTCGCCATGTCTGCGGCCGATACTCCGGCTGAACACGCAGTGCCGAAGGTAGATCCGGGAGCACTGTAGGCGCGTGAGGGCAGGTCCCGAACGCGAGTAATCACCACTACTCGCGACGGGAATCACCATGCCTGTAAACACGACCACTGCCTCCGAGCTGCGCACCGAGGACGTTGCCAGAATCCTCGTTCAGCCGCTGGAGGAAGCCTCACAGTTCCTCGCTGCCGGGCCGCGCATCTTCGACACGACCGGCCCGTTCCGACTGCCCAAGCTGGGCAAGCTCGTGGACGACGAAGGCGACCCCGCAGAGCCCGACTGGATCGGGGAGTCGGAGCTGATCTCCGAACGAGACGTGGACTTCGGAGAGGTCGAACTCCTGCCTTCGACCATGAAGTCGGTCAAGAGCATCGTTCGGTTCAGCAACGAGCTGGCGCGCTCCTCCGTGGTCGCTCTCGACGCTGCGATCCGGCAACGGCTGGTAACCGATGTTGCCGCCAAGCTCGACGCGCAGGCGTTCAGCGCCTCCGGCAACGGCACCACCACCCCTAAAGGTCTGTTCGCGTGGGGCAGTACGCAGAACGTTGCGGTCGGCGGAGCGCTGACCTTCGACAAGCTGATTGATGCTTGGGGGAAAGCACTCAGCGCCAACGTGGACGTGAACGCGCTTCGTTGGGTGATGAAGCCGCGCGAGTTCATCGCGCTCCGGAAGGTCAAGACGCTCACCTCCGGATCGAACGAGTATGTGCTGACCCCGGACCCGACTCAGGACGGTGTGTTCCGGCTCTTCGGGTCTCCGGTGATCGTGACCGGACGAGTTCCCGACCTGACCGGCACGCCCGACACCGGACGGGCCGCTCTGGTCGATTTCTCACAAATCGCGGTAGCCCGCGACATGGCTCCGTCCGTGACCGTGCTGCGCGAGCGTTACGCCGACTTTGACGAGCAGGCCCTCCGAGTCGTCGCACGCTACGACTGGACCCCGCTGAACCCGGAGGCCGTCGTCACCCTGACCGGCATCACCATCTGATGGAGACCCTGCCCACGGGCGCGGATGTCGTGGCCTACCTGGGCTGGCCGGACGACTACGACGTGTTGCCCCAAGCCGACACCCACGCCGCGAGCGTGGCGCTGACGGCGCGCGCATACACGCGCCGCCGTGGGTTCAGCGAGGACGGCACCGAGGCCGAGGACGACATCTGCGCAGTGATCCTCAGCGCCGCCGCCCGCAGCCTGAACAACCCGAGTCAGGATCGTTCGGTGGAGGCGGGAGGCTTCCGATCACAACCCGGCTACTTCGCCGGGTGGACCCTCGCGGAACTGGCGATCCTCAACGCCTACAGGCGCAGAGCCGCCTAA